ACAATCTGCTAGCTAATTCCGATTGGACGCAATTAAGTGATTCTCCGCTTGACGAAGATACTCGTTCTGCTTGGGCTACCTATCGCCAAAACTTGCGTGACCTTACGGATAACATCGACGAGAATGGTGAAGTAGATTATCCAGTGGCACCATAAATCAGAATAAATAGAATTATGGCTAAACCAAATTCAAGACAAGGATTGATCGATTATTGCTTAAGAGCGCTTGGAGCTCCAGTGATTGAGATTAATGTTGATGAAGATCAATTGGAAGATCGTATCGATGAAGCAATGCAATTTTATCAGGAATACCACTCTGATTCAATTGTTAGAAATTATCGTAAACATTTAGTTACTGCGGATGATGTAACAAATAAGTATGTTACCCTTCCAGACTCTATGATTTTTGTTAATGGTGTTTGGCCAATTAATGCTAGTTCTACTCAAGCAGGAATGTTTTCTGTTGAATACCAAATGCACTTAAACGATTTGTATAATCTACGTCATCCAGGTGTTCTTATTGATTATGAAATGACTAAGCAATATATGTCTCTTATTGATCTTAAGATTAATGGAATGAGTCAAAGGAGTACATTTTCTCGTCACCAAAATAGAATTTATATCGAAGGTGATGATTTAGAAGAAGGAATTTATATAATTGTTGAAGGGCACGAAGTTTTAGATCCCGATACATATACTGATATTTACAATGATATGCTTTTAAAGAAATATCTTACTGCTCTTATTAAACGCCAGTGGGGATTAAATCTTATTAAGTTTGAAGGAATGCAACTGCCTGGTGGAGTAACACTCAATGGCCGTCAAATATACGATGATGCTACTCAAGATATTGAAAAGATCGAAGAAACGATGCAACTAACTTATGAGAAACCGACTGACTTTTTTGTTGGATAATGTATTATGCCACGAAACGTTTATTTTTCACACGGTACTCAGAACGAGCAACATCTTTATGAAGATATTATCATAGAGAGTCTTCGTATATATGGTCATGAGTGCTATTATATACCAAGAACAATTGTTAATGAAGACTCGATTTTTAACGAAGATTTATTAAGTAAATTCGGTGAAGCATACATGATTGAGATGTATGTTGATAGTGTTGATGGTTATGAAGGTGACGGAAATCTATTAAGTAAGTTCGGATTAGAGGTTAGGAATCAAATTAGTTTTGTTCTTTCTCGTAAGAGATGGAATAATTTAATTGGTAGATTTGGTAATGATCCAAATGAACTTATTCGCCCAAATGAGGGAGACTTAATTTATTTACCACTTGTTAAAGGATTATTCGAAATCCGTTATGTTGATGGTGATACACCGTTCTATCAACTGCAAAATATGCCAACGTATAAACTTACGTGTGAGCTATTTGAATATAGTAATGAAGCTATTGATACTGGTATAGAAGAGGTTGATTCATTCGAAACAAATTTTGCTACTCGTACTACACTTACTTTAGGAGCTGGTTCTGGTTCATTCATTGTTGGCGAAGATATTACACAAACAATTAGTGGAAGTCCTAATATTACTATATCTGGAGAAATTGCTGAAGTACGAAGTAACGAAGTTGATGTAGTTGGTATAGAATCAAGTGATAATAGTAATATATCGTTTAGTATTACAGATGGCATAGTTGGTAATTTAATTGGTGAAAAATCTGCGGCTTCATACGCTATTACACTAAAAGATACATTTACGCCAATTGATACAAATGATAAGTTTGCAGACAATGAAGAGTTTGAGTCAATTGGAAATAACTTTATAGATTTTACAGAAATTAACCCATTTGGAGAAGTAGATATTATATAATATGTTAGACGGAGTACATTTCTATAATCAGACGCTAAAGAAGTCTGTTGCTGTATTTGGAACGATTTTTAATAATCTTAAGATTGTTCGTAAAGGAACAAGCGAAACTCGCGTGCCACTAGCATATGGCCCAAAAAGTAAATTTCTTGCTCGTATACAGCAAGATGCTGATTTAGAAGATCAAAAATTAGCAATTAAACTACCAAGGATGAGCTTTGAGATTACGTCAATAGATCGAGATTCTGCGTCAGCTTTAAATAAAAGTAATACTAAATTGTTTGATGTTTCGGGTACGGAATTAAGTAAAGGCGTTTTACGCCAATCTGTTCCATACACTCTTGGGATGCAATTGAATATTCTTGCTAAAACCCAAGATGAAGCTCTACAGATATTTGAACAAATTCTCCCTACATTTGTTCCAGAATATACCGTTGCTATTAAGGATATGGATGGTATAGGAAATTCTGTAGATGTACCGATTGTACTTACTGGCACAACTATTGAAGATGACTATGAAGGGGATTTTACAACTCGAAGAACTATAGTATATACGCTTGATTTTGAAATGAAAATTAGGTTTACTGGTCGTGTTACTAATAAACCAGTCATTCGCGTTGTTACAGCGGATCTTTATAATAATTCGACTGAAACATCTGCTATTGAACCGGTTGATCGTGTTAAAACCGAGTTAGGTTCTGCCGATGATACTCCTGATGATTTTACTACAAACACCACGTTTGGATTTGATGATGAAAACTAAAACTGATATTTTAACTGCGCTTGAAACAAACCTTCCCCAACAATTAAAAAAGATAAAAACTGAGGTAGCTCAGACTGAGATTGTTGCTGACACAGAGGAAGATTATGTTTATTCAAGAGATAAGATTAAAGAGTTAATCGAAAAGGCAGAAGAAGCTATTGATAATATGATGGCTCTTGCTAGTGAGACTGAGCATCCAAGAGCATTCGAAGTTCTTGCTGGTATGTTTAAGACTACTACTGATATGATGGATCAATTGATCACACTTCAAAAGAAGAGAAAAGAATTGACGCAATCAGAAGAACAAAAAGCATCAGCTTCTTCTGGTAGTACGACAAATAATGCAATCTTTGTTGGTTCTACTACTGAACTACAAAAGTTTTTGAGTAATAATAATAATGACAATAGTTAATGGTGAAGCGGGATATTTAGGAAATCCGCTCGTAAAAAGAGATGGTATTAACCAAAACTTTTCACAGGAGGAAGTTGCTGAATATGTAAAGTGTATGAAAGATCCGATATACTTTGCGGAAAAGTATATTAAAGTAATCTCGTTAGATGACGGATTAGTACCATTTAAACCGTATGAATATCAAGAAAGGATGTTCAAGCACTTCAATGAGAATAGATTCTCTATTGTTCTTGCATGTCGTCAATCGGGTAAATCAATTAGCACCGTCATTTATATTTTATGGTATGCAATCTTTCATCCAGAAAAAACTATTGCGATTCTAGCAAATAAGGGAGCCACAGCGAGAGAGATGCTTTCTCGCGTTACTCTTGCGCTCGAGAATCTTCCGTTCTTTCTCCAGCCAGGATGTAAGGCGTTAAATAAGGGTAATATCACATTTGCTAATAATACAAAGATTGTTGCAGCTGCAACATCTGGTTCATCAATTCGTGGTCTATCTGTCAATCTTCTGTTCCTTGATGAATTTGCCTTCGTTGAAAATGCGGCTGAATTCTATACTTCAACATATCCTGTTGTTTCGGCTGGTAAAGAAACGAAGGTTATTATTACATCTACAGCAAATGGAGTTGGTAATATATTTCATCGTCTATATGAAGGTGCTGTTCAAGGTACTAATGAGTTTAAAGCATTTAGAGTCGATTGGTGGGATGTTCCTGGTCGTGATGAAGAGTGGAAAAAACAAACGGTATCAAATACTTCAGAGCTTCAATTCGAACAAGAATTCGGTAACTCCTTTCATGGTACGTCAAATACGCTTATATCTTCAAATACATTATTAGAGTTAAAAGCACAAAATCCAGTAGAAGTTCGAAATGATGTGTTTGTTTATGAACGACCTAAAGACGGTTATCGATATATTATGACAGTTGATGTGTCAAAGGGAAGAGGCCAAGATTACTCGACATTTAATATTATAAAAATGGCTGATGATGGATTCTCTCAGGTTTGTACATATAGGAATAATCTAGTATCTCCAATGCTTTTCCCTGATATTATTGTCAAAATGGCATCTTTATACAATAATGCTATGGTAATAATTGAAAACAATGATGCTGGACAGGTTGTATGTAATCATGTTTATTATGATTATGAATATGAAAACACGTTTGTATCTTCGTCAGTTAAATCAGATGGTATTGGTGTAATGATGTCCAAACGAGTAAAGAGAATAGGATGCTCGAATCTTAAAGATATTATAGAACTAAAGAAATTAAAAATAGTTGACAGTGCAACTATTGATGAATTATCAACTTTTGAAGTCAAAAAAAATAGTTACTCAGCCTCGGTTGGAAATCATGATGATTTGGTTATGAATCTAGTTATGTTTGCATGGTTTATTTCTTCTGACGCATTCGGAGATTTGTCTGATCGAGATTTAAAGTCTTTATTATATGAAGATAGAGTAAAACAAATGGAAGAAGATATTACTCCTGTAGGAATTATTGACGATAAGAATGTAATTGAAAGTACGCGAGTATACGATGATATGATTGATACTATGAATGAGTGGAATAATCTCTAAATATCGATTAGTATAAATAGAAATCTAACCGATTTGAATCACATCTTATTATGCAACTTATTATTCAACTAAACTAACTGAAAGGAAAAACAAAATGGGTTTTCAAGTATCACCTGGAGTCGAGGTTAAAGAAATCGACTTAACTAATGTAATACCTGCAGTATCTACCTCTATTGGTGGTTATTCTGGGTATTTTCGTTGGGGTCCTGTAAACGAAATTGGTCTTGTAAGTTCTGAAAAAGAGCTTGCTAGTAAATTTGGTTCACCAGACGCCGCACACACACAATCTTTTTTGACTGCTGCTTCATTCTTGAAGTATGGTAATGCATTAAAAGTTGTTCGAGCCGGGAGCGAGAGCAGCGGCTTGCTTAATGCCTGGGCTGGTGTACACGAAGTTCTTAACGGAGGTATTGAGGGCATAACACTCAATTCTGTTCCAACTGAATTTAGCACTAATATTACTGCTACAACTGGTCTTCACATCGTTGAAACTGATGGTGAAGGTAGTGAAGCAGTTATTGAACCACGCTTTGACATTAATGCAATAACAACTGCGAGTGGTTATCAATTGACTGCAATTGATCCAACTACGTTGAGCGATGGTTCTCATACTATTACAGTACAAGGCGAAAGTGTATCATTCGATGTAGCATCTGGTGCTGTAACAACTGATATTCCAGGTCTTGGAATTTATGTTCCTGCAGATCCTACTGGCGCAATTACAGTTACTGATACTGTTGCATCTCCTGACGTTGTCGTTACTGATGTAGCTTTAACTGGTACTGCTGTATCATTT